GAATTTATAAGATGTCCAACCTGTGTAATATGTTTGTACCGATGTTCCTTGTGAGAATGTAGTTGAAACATATGCCAATGCTTTATTGTTGAATTGATATCTCAACCAAAAATATCTTGGTGTTGTTGTACCTCTTGCAACTGTATACTTTACTGAAATGGTATCACCAACTTTTAAACCTGTTGTGGGTGTTACTGATTGGTTGATTGTTAATTGTGCATTTGTCGCTATGGATATTACTAATATTCCAATGAGCGCTAAAAGTTTTTTCATTTTTATTTGGCCTCAAATAGTTTAGTGATTAGTTTATCACAACTTTTCTTAAGTGCATTACTTAAGGATGTTTGATTAAAACCACCACCTTCACCAATTATCAATGTACTCATTGAAATCTCCGAAGATGATTCTTCCACTATAACTACTTTGTCCTTTTTCCCTTCGGATTTTAGAACGCCTCTTAAACGAATAACTACTTCTTCTTCTCCACTATGAAATATGGATATGTTCTTTTTTGTAGTAAGAACATCTAAATAAATAATTTGAACTGATAATTTGTTTGGTGCTGATGAAGATAGATTATATCCTTTATCCTGTAAATATTCTTCTAAGATGCTTTTTACACCGAATTCTAATTTACGATTACCTGCTAACTTACCAATTTTAACTTCGTTGGTAACTGATTCAATTGTGATTTGGTCATCTGCATTGTACCAAATATTGTTAGGGTCATTTTTAAATGTCCCATCAATTTTCCAAGCAATTTCATTTGCTATTTGTTGTTCTTGTGCGTATGTACCAAAAAAGTGCACACCCAATAGGTATATTGTAAAGCCTAATGCAAATACAACCCATACCCCTAATAAACCTACCAAACCCTTTAAAATGATTTGGTCTAAATTTTCTTTGAAATTTAATAACTTCGCTTTCATATGTTAACTCCTTTTACCTATATAAGTATAAAGTAACATATGATTATTATCAGATTTTTAATTTAAGTGACGTTATGAGTTTTTTATCAATTCCGTACTTTTCACACATACCCTTAATTTGCTCTCTACCTTCCCTTGTTGTATATAAAATATCTAAGTATTCATTGGCGTGTTTTGTTGAACAGGTATATTCTTTAACTATTAAATCAACTACCCAATCTTCATAATCGTTTGCTCTCTTACCTTTGATATATTTTAGATAATACTTCTTAGGTGGAATCATATCACTAAAGAATCTATAAAAATATTCATTAGGTAATGATTGAACATATGGTTGTACTTCTGCTATCCATTCTATCCAATCAGGATTCATAGAGATATATCGTTGAATAATAAAATTACCAAAGGTTTTTTTATCATCATCGGAAATTTTCTTCCAATATTGCGGGTCTTGATATTCAGTAACAGCAGAGATATGGTCAAATAAACCTAATCTCTTTACTTCTTTATCGGAATCTTTTTTAATTTTCGCCATTTTCTGGTCTTAATTCTTTTGGTAATAAATCTTCGAATACATCCCCACATTCAATACATAAATAAATTTCTACGGGTGTGATTTCTTCTTTGCCCGTTGAACTTGCTAATGCACTTGATTTTCTAAAATGTAATCCTGGTGAGAAAAATTGTCCACCACACTTACATTCCATTGCCGTTGTTTTAGTTAAGTCAGGTCCTGCTGAACTTTGTCCTAATTTACTTAAATCCATTGGTTGCATACTATTCTATTTTATCTGATTACCATTAATAAATCCATTTCTCTACATAAGAAATAATCTTTATCTTCTAATTTAATTTTTTGAACACTCATTTCACCCATTGGTAATAATACTTTATCACCTGGTTGTACTGTCATTGGAATTTTAGCTCCACTATGAGTATAAACACCATCACCAGTTGCAACTACAACTGCAATTTTATTATCACCCGTCTTAACTGAATCGGGGATTATAATACCACCGATTGTTTTTTCTTTTGATTCAATTGATACTAATACTCTATCGCCTAACGGCTTTGCTAATTGAAACTCTAATTGTTTTGCCATATTTTTTATTTTATAATGTTAATGATTGCAATAATTGTTGCCATAAAACAAATTTCTTTATCTATTACCAATGCATCTCTAAATTGTCCTTGTGCTAATTCTAAGATTACATTTGCAGTATTACCTGCTGCGTAATCATCTAATCTTTCATATAGTGCAGTATAAAGTTCTGCAAAATCATTTACTTTATTATCACCCACTATTTGTCTAATCTGCATATATGCATTTCTTTTCTCCTCACCACTTGCTAATAAATCTACAATCTTATTTTTGAAATCAGCTTGTAAGATTGTTTGTTTATCTACTTTTAACTCACCCTTAGATGATTGTAATTGACAGGTATTCATTACCCTTCTAATATCAGGATAGAAACTACTAATGATATCTGCTACATCTTTAATATCAAATCTAATACCTTCTTTATTTAAGATTTCAGTAACATGAACTGCTACCTCTTTCTTTGATGGTGGATTTACTGCAAAAGTTTGACAACGCGATAAAATTGGTTCGATAATTTTTTCATGGTAGTTACAGGTTAAGATAAAACGAGTGTGCCTACTGAATGTTTCCATTAAGTTTCTAAGGATAGCCTGTGCGTTTGGTGTCATATAATCAAACTCATCTAATATGATAATTTTGAATCCTTTGAAACCTGCTCCACTTGCAAAGTTTTTTACTTTATTTCTTACTGTCTCTACGTTGTTCTCATCCGATGCGTTGATGACCATCATATCACATTCAATTGTTTGTGCTATGATTTTAGCTAATGTAGTTTTGCCTGTCCCAGCTTTACCATATAACAATAAATGCGGAACATCATTGTTATCTAAATAAGATTGAACTTTCTCTTTAAGAAGGTCATTTCCTATGTAATCTTTTAGGGTTTGTGGTCTATATTTTTCTACCCACAATGTGTTTTCTGTTTTTGTTGTTTCCTTTTCGAAGAAGCTCATAATTTATATTTTATCATTTATTATATTATCTAAGATACTATTATTTTCTATATATTCCAAACATTTTTGTCTATTTATTGCCGATTTCTCCATTAACTTACTTAACATTATTTGATATTCATCCTCCGGTAGTTCGGATATACGAATTATATTTTCTTTTAATTTTCTAACTGTTAAATCAAAGTTATCAAATACATCGTTATAATCAATACCTAATTCTTCTTCGTATGTTTCAAATCCCATTGCGTTTAAAAACACATATGCAACTTTACTACAAATTATAAATGGTTTTTCTATTAGTAAATTGTCTATTGTCTTTTCAGTAATATTACAATAACCAATTGGGTCAGTTTTATATAATGTATTTTGATTTGATTCAAACATTATTTGTATATCTGATGATAGGGTTACTTCATATAGCTTTAATGTTCCAATATGGTCTTGTATTCCCGCTACTAAATCACTTGTCTTCACTACATTTTGTTGAATTTTATCTAATATAAAAAATTCATGTTTATATTGTGTAAGTTTATCGGTATTATTATGTTCAGTTGCAAAATCTCTTAACTCCCGCATTCTATTTACATAATAATCATTTACCCTTAAATATATGTTTTCTTTAGCGTGATTTCTAAGTGAGTTTAATAATTCAATTCTTTCATCTTTTTGAGGAAAGTTTCTAATACTTAAATCCATTCTATATTGCTTCGGTGTTTTCTTAAAAATATCGTTACAATGATAGTGTTGAAATACAATTCTATTTGAAATAAATTTTCTTAATAAAAATCCAAAGTCAAATTTCTTATTTGGAAACTCATACCAAAGTGATGTAAAGAATATACAATTGGTATTATCTTTAATTCTACTTATACTATCAAATATATTAAGTGGTTCTAAGTTGGCAGTATCGAATACATAGTATTTACTTTTACTACCATGTTCTGATATTCTATCTTGTAAACCATGTATGTTTGATGGAACGATGTGAATACCTTCTTCATAAATTCCTTCAAACTCCTTATCTAATACAAAATTGTTTTTAGTTAAAAAGTTATTTTGATGTTCACTTAGTTTTTCTCTTAGTTCATCACCAATTTCATGTGATGGTTCTAATATGATAATCTTAGCAAAATCATCCCAATATTTTGTGTTATAAAACAATGCTCTATTCGTAGGACTATCTAATGGTCCGTGAAAATATACTTTCATATTATTTTCCTGTTGAACCGAATCCGCCTTCGCCTCTTTCGGTGTTTGTTAATTCATCTACTTCTTTAAATTGAATTGGTGGGTGTGGGATAATTATAATTTGCATAATTCTATCACCGATTTGATATTTTTCTATTGGTCCTTCGTTTTTATTAAAAGTAGCTTGTAATTCACCTCTATAACCACTATCAATTACACCAACGGAATTGCTTAATTCTAATCCGGTTTTTCTAATTGATGAACGTGGGAATACTAATCCTACAAAACCATATGGTATCTCCATTGCCAAACCAGTTCCATATGTAATTTGAAATTGTCCATCACTTATAATTTGAGATGCTACTAAATCCATACCTGCATCACCATCTTTTGCATAAGTTGGGATTACTGCATTTTCATTTAATTTTTTAATTCGTACTTGCATTATTATGGTTTATAAAATATAAAAATTGGTTCGTATTTGTAAAATGTACCTTCTAATTTCATAGAGTTCTTTACACCACTCAAATCTACACCCGTCATTGGACTCATTGTCATTCTTAGTTTACCTTTGTATTCCATACCTAAACTGGTAAGTACATCAATACTATCTTGTTCTAAGGTAAACCATTTATCTTTACCCACTTTGATATCTGCGATGTTCCAGCAAATGTATCTATCATTTTTAAGATATTCAAACGCCGTTGTTAGTGTTGGCTTTAAGAAACCATCTCTCCAACTTTCATATGAATTAAACTTCTTAAAAGATTGTGAGTCATCATCTGAATATCTCTCTCTATCAAAGTATGGTGGTGATGTGAATACAAAATCTAATTCACCTTTATATTTTTGAAATTTTGGGTCTTCGGATATAACCTCTGAGCCAGTTGTAAAGATTTCATATGTATTTTGATGTCCCCAAAATGGATTAGCTACACCTGGTACTTGTGTATTAAAAAACTCTGCTAAATATTCATAACGAGTCTTACCTATCTCTGGTATTTGATTTTCAGTATTAGGGTCATTTCCAATGTAGTGAATGTTTCTATCACCTACACTTAATGCTCCTAATATTCTACCACCCCAACCACTTGAAGGGTCATAGATGTTAATTACATCCTGCTCTTTAATGTGTTGTGTAAATCTTTCGTATAAATACTTTGCAGTTAATGGTGGAAAGTTTACTGCTGGTTGAGAACCCATACCAATTCTAAATGCGGCTGTTGCTTCAGGAAATATTCTCTGACCCAATGGGTACACCCTGATTTGAATTGGTTGTTTAGGTAAATCAACTAAGTTATCTATATTCTCACCCCAATCTGCAGTTTTCAAAGATGCGATGTGTTTATATTCTAATACACCACTTTTGTATAATTCTTTTACTTCCTCTGCTGAAATGGGTAATGATGGTATTCTACTATCTGCTTGCGATAAAGCGAATCCTAATCCCACACCCTTATCACCACTCTGCCATTTTTCAATCCATTCCTTACCTGTTGCTAAGTGTGAATTATGAAACTCTGGATTATCTTTATGAAGTGTTTTAGAAAAACGATACATACCATCTTGCCTTGTCAATCTTCTCATTTGCTTTGTGAATAACTCTAAATAGTCATCCGATGAAAAGATTTCGTGGATTGATGGTTTTGGTTTATCATATGTACTACCACCAATTGCAGTTTTGTACATAGCCGGAAAGAATTGATTTACGGGAGTAGCGAATTTATTAAAGTTAAATATAACTTCATTTCCATCATCATCCTTTTCTTCAAACTTAGTTATCTTATAACCTTGTAGTTTAGAAAAGTTCTCAATGATTTCTGCTTCATTAACCCCAATCTTAGGTGGTGCACCGGTCTCATCCCACTGCCTTAATGCCGTTTTCTTAAAGTTGGCTACCCACTTTTCAAAATCAGGAAATGACATCTCAAGTACTTGTTCATACTTAAGATTCATTTCCGGATCATAGAACCAATCACTTCTCTCGTAAAAATATTTCTTTTCGTAATTCATTATGCAGAAAGTTGCACTTCAACTAAATAATACTTACAAACAAAATCATCAATGATGAAACTAATGTGAGCTAATCCTTTTGAAGATACTAACAATTTAGCAGATGTTGCTTCTTTGTTTGCAGTTAAAATCTCTTTCAAATACTTTGCAGAGAATGAAATTGCTTTTACATCAGTTGCATAGTTTTCTATTGCTTTGAATGTAATTCTATTTGAGTTTACATTAGAGTAACCCATAACAATGTTCAAATTACCTTTCTCAGTTAATACTGTAAATGTATCAACATCACTCAATGCGTTTTTAGCTTTGATGAATTTGTCAATAAACTTACCATCTAAATCGATTTCGATATCAAATGGAGGTAATGATTTTAGTTCAGGTACATTTGGGATAACACTCAAATCTGCTAATTGATAAGCCGCTTTGATATCATCACTACCTAAACCTAATGCGATTGATTTATCCTCAACCTTTTGAACTTCTAAATTAACATCATCACCTAATACCGATAACATTTTGTTTAGATTAGAAGTCGTATAGATACCTAACTCTGCATTTTCAAAGTTAAAGTTATCTAATGTGATTTCACCTAATACAGTTTTGTCATCTGCGATAAACTTTGTTGATAATTTTTGACCATCGGTAGTCCATGTAACCGATTCTACTAATCCAGCTAAATTGTATTTGCTGATAAAGCGTGTAATTCTTGTTTTGTTCATAATTTATGTTTTATTTATATGTCTAATATACGATTTTATTTTCAATTAACCAAAAAATCTACTGAATATTTCTTTATTTACCACATTATCGTTCCTCAATCTTTGAATTGGGAGTAATAATTCACCATATCCCTCAATCCCATCCCCAATGTATTCATGACAATAGGATGCCCTTTGTTTTAATTTACTATATACCTTTGAATGATTGTTAGTATTCACTCTAAGTTTACCATTAAATGAGGTAGCTTTCCATTTTTCTATGGTTTTGTTTCTATACTCACCTAATGCCGGATTGATAGTTTTTGTATAATATTTACCACCCGTATTTTTAATTATACCCGCACTAAACTCCGATATCTTACTACCGATTCCCATACCTTGATAATCAGGTAGAACCACAACTCTGCTTCCTCTAAAAGATTTCTCTACATTATTTCTACCAATATGTCTACCTATCACACTCATTGCAACCGGTTTATCATTCCATTCAAACAATAAGAAAATGTATGTTTCGTTTACATCCTCAGTTAGATAGTGATGTTTTTTGAAGAGGTCGAAAGTTTCTGCTTCAACCCTACTAACTTGTAAAGAGATTTCTGGTCTTCCGAGCCGAAGTAAGTCAGCTCTAACAATGCTGCCTCCAATTTCGGGTGAATACGTCCAATCGGGTAGTAACCATTCCATAATATCAAAATGACAGGATGCTAATATAATTTTCTTATTCTCTCTACGAATATACTTTTGTAATGCGAAACTCATTGCCTTAGCCACATCTCTATCAACCACCGATGTATATTCATCAATTAGAATTATATCCCCATCATTTGCCTTTGCAATCGTATATGCTAAACTTGCTCTATATTGTTCACCATTACTTAATAAATGAAAAGGTCTTAACCAAGTTGGAACTGATGATAATCCTATTGATGTTAGGACTCTACTTGCTTGCTCCGGTTCTAACCAATCAAAATTTGAAATCAATGCTTTATCTTTATCAAATTCTATTTCTTTTACTCCACCTAATGTATTAAGTATAGTTGATTTGCCACATCCACTACCACCATATATGACACCAATGTTCCAATCAAATGAATTAAGTCCATCTAAGTTCATAGGAATAGACACACTTGTTTCCTCTCTATTTTGTATATCAAATGTATCATACACATAGTTAGTGTATTTATCATTTTGTATTTTTGATTTTAATTCTATATTCATAACTTAAAAACTAAAGAACTCTTCTAATTTTTTAGAACTGAATGATGATTTTTCCCAACCTAATGCTTTATAGAAATCATCCATTTTATTTTCTAATTCTGCTTCAAATATTTTATCCACATCAATATACTTTTGGATAAATTCTAATATCTCTGGAGGGTCTTGATAACCTTTGAATGCTGATGTTTCTAAACTTAATGGATTTTGCTTTAGATATACCCACTTAATCTTATCACCATCTTTCATTGGTTCATATTTGAAAGGGCAATTAAAGTGTTTAAGTAATCTATTGTAAGTAATACCTGCTTTAATGTGTGCGGGTGTTCCTTTCTCAAAATCACCTAATTGTTTATTCTTACCTCGTTTATCATATCTACTAATTTCTTTTACTGCTCCACCCTTTGCAATAAGTGCCACATCTAACCCAGCTAATGATAATTTGAAATCTCTTAATTCATTATCTACACTTTCGTTTGATTTACCTTGTAGAATATCTCTCAACATTCTCGCCATAAAATCTTGAAATGCTTTGGGGAATGATGAACGAACTACATCCAATCCTTTTACATCTAACTTATCCATTGGTAATCCATTCGCTGCAACTATCCATTGTGCATATCTTTTCTTTGCAATCCATATACCCGCCTTACTGATATATTCCTTTTTAATCTCAAATCTATGTTTCTTAATATTAAAGAACTTATCAGCCATCATATCATAAAACTTATTTAAGAAATCTTGCACCTCTCCCGCTATATCATCAATCTTTTGGGTCATTGTAGTATCATCCAACTCTGCCCAATTAGGAAATCTATGTTTAACTAATGGTAATGCTGAAAAGAATACTGAATCCGTATCAATGTAAATATTGTAATCATCATTCGTTCCCAACTCTTTGTTATACTTAATGTTCACCATCTTTGCCGTATTCTTAATCACCGTCTGACCTGTTGTAGTTACCGCTGCTGCATTATCTACATCATAAAAACGAAACGCTGGTAATCCTAATACTCCATATAAAGAGTTAAGTAAAATCTTTTGAACCAATTGTCTTTTAGCATAGAATTCGTGTTGTTGTTTATTACCTTCCTTACCAAATTTCTTTTCTAATTTACGGAACTCAACCCTCTGTGAGAACCACTCATCTAATATATCTGCAATCAATCCTGGTTTATCTTGTGTGTATAATACTCCATTAGATGATATGGATAGTTTCTCATCATTTAATTCTTTTCTTAATTCTTCGGTAGTATAATTAAGTGCCGTATGTTCTATATTCCATACTCTATAATCTCCCTTAACAAATGCTTCCGCATCAAAGTTTGCAATCTTACCGACCTTTGTTTCGGGAGAGATATTCAAACTCATAATGATTGATGGATATAGTGATGTTAAATCCAAATCATATAACCAATCATACTTACCTGGTATCGGGTCTTTTACATATGCCCCAATGAAACCCTGCTCACCACTCTCTTTTAGAGCCTCCATTTGTTCCCTTCTATCGGCAGGTTTGTTTGGTGCTACTAAGTTTCTTTTCTTTAAGTAGTTCAAACAAGCTCCCTCTAAGTATTTTGATGAGAACATATAATCCTCATATGGAACGTGGCCGGCGTGACAAATACCTCTACACAAATCAATGTATTGTAATTTTCTATCAAACTCTACTACTAATTCCACATCGACAATATTATACTCAATGAATTTCTCTAAATCCTCTTTGAATAAATCATCCAAACTTCCCTCGTATGCAATTTTCTCTCTACCTAATTCTTTCTTTGCAATATAATTCAATGCGTAAGATGGCATTAGTGAATATGTGAACTTCTTATATAGTGTAATGTAATCTAAAATACTTACCCCAGCTAAACTCCATTTCTTTCTATATGGTGAATAGAACCCATCTCTAATTGGTGATAATCTATATGCGTTTTGCTTACCTAATACATTAACTAAACGATTGAATAAATATGGAACGTCAAATGCATCAATATTCCATCCTGTTAAAATTGTAGGATTGATATGTTCGTAAACTGTTAAGAATGCATTAAGTAATTCTCTCTCACTCTTAAACGCTTTAATAATACGATTATCTTTTTTGATTGTATTTTGTAACTTACCTTCTTTATCTAAAACTAATGCGTAATAGGTATCAGTTGGTCCATCATGTACCGCAATAGCTGTAATTTCATTCTCAGCTTTCTCTACATCCGGCAGTCCACTTTCCATTTCTACCTCAATATCAAATGTAAGAACCACATGTCCTTCCGATGGTAAATCACTTTCTGAATATAAATCTACTAAGATGCGGGTTGTTTCGGGTACATCTGTTTCGTAATACGCAGGGTCATCCTTTTGGAACTCATAGATTTTAGTAACCTTTGTTCCATCTAATGCTGTTGACTGGCCTCGCTCTGCCGGTGCGTAAGCGTAGTTGAATGTTTTGTATGGGAATGTTTGATACCCTAATTTATCATCCCAAAGATGAACTAAATCTTTTCCTTTTTGTAAGTAGACGTTTTGATACATATGTTATAAAGATACAACAAATTATCCTAACCACAAAATTATTTAATCTTT